TCGAGCCAAACACGGCCGTGACCTCATAAACCGTTGCGCTTGGGACACCAGTAACAATGTAGTTTCCATCATATCCGGTTCCCCCGGCAATCGTAACGACATCTTGATACAAGTAGTTATGATTAGCATCGCATACAACCCCGATTTTGCCGCCGCCTCTATCGGTTATAGATGTTACGTCTACCTTGCTTTCATGTCTTTGGCAGTCATTAAAAAGGACAAAAACATAATTGCCCATAGTCACGGCCTGAACCTGCGGGTTCATGTAGTTGCTGTCATTGTTTTGGACATGCGACTTGGCCACAATTATCCCAGACTCGGGGGTAATTCTTGTTTTAGGCACCACCGGGACGTTACTGGCCTCGTCAATTACTCTGGCATAGACATGGAAAACATTATTAGTGGCGAGAAATGGAAGCGATGCGTTGGTGGGGTCTGATTCACTCCATGCTTCTACCCTGAATCCGCTCCCCGATGCTGCCGCCAGTGGGCCGCTTGTCATTGACTCGTCATTAAAGACCGTCACATCTTTAAACGTGCTCCCGGTTATGCGCCCTTTGTCTACCCATACCCCATTGCCATTAGTTGAACGAGTATACGCGTTGTTTCCATCAAAGATTAATCTCTCATCTCGATAACTGGCGCACTGAACGGATGCGCCGACAGTATCCGAAGCCCCATTGATAAAACTTGTGTTGGTTAGGCGGGTAAAGCCGTTTCTTTTTTGGACTTGTCCGTTCTTGCTGAATTTGCCATTGTCACAAGTCTCTAGGCTAGGTGGCGCTAAATGCTTATCAGATGCTTTCTCGTCTAACCCCTTGGTAAACGGAAGCGATATCATTTGTTTCTGCAATGGCATCAAAACACCCACAAATCAATTTCAACGTCGCCACCAGATATAAGAACTAATGTCTTCGTTGGGTCTTTATTGTCATCCTGGAGATCCCAAACCTGCTGGTTCCCCCTTCTTCTTACAACGATAAACCCGAGGGGAGCCCTTTCCAGGCCGTGGTTAATTACGACCGGGGCGGTCCCGATGGTTTCATTTTTTATAAGAACCCCGTCCAAAATAAATGCGTTCTCGATTTGTTTCATTAAGGGCTCTGCGTTGTCTTGTAGCTCCTCAACTATAGGGTCTTCCGTATGTATTCGCTTCCAGGGCTGCATTTAAACCCCCGCGTCATACTGAATAAATTTTATATTCTGCCCCATTATTCGATATCGCATTAAAAAAGCGCCTGGGTCATAGGCGAATCCAACGTCATTCCATCGGTGCCCGATGTCTTGAATTGAGTCAGGAATCCCCGCATCCCTTGGCTCCGCCAAAGAGAGGATTCTCTCTTGCATGATAGCCTTTTCTCTCATTAGCCCTGAGGGGTCCGACTCTTCTCGAATCAGTAGCCGAATTGCGGCGCTTAACGCGATGTAATCGGGCCATCCCTTCACCATCGGGGGGATTATGCTAGAAATGGTATCCGAATCGTTCACCATTAACTGCATCTCGGGGACGTACCAAAGCTCGGCGGTTCCCGATGTTAAAGGGCTCGTCTTAGCCCCGTCTAACGTTTCTAGATTAAAAGGGTGAATAGAAAAGCGGCGACCACCGGCAAGGTAATAAACGCGCTTCGCTTTATAGAAGTCAGAAGGGAGAGCATAGTTTTCTGTCCCTGCAACTAAGGTGATGCTTTGAGTGCTTAAAAAGTAGTCCTCATAAGCATTAACCAGGATGTCGTACATCTCCGAAGCGGCGGAGTTAATGTAATCATTAACTCTCGCCTCAACGGGGAAGTTAGAGCCGGTCATATCGGCGTAGTCTAACGCTCGTGCGCGTAAGTCACTTAATGTGGCTGCACTAGCCATTATGACCTCCCCTAAACTATATTAAACTGCTGGCATCAGAATTCGCACGTTGTAGATAGGTGCCTTGCAGCCCAAGTTTCCTCGGAAAGCAAGTCGCGCTTCTACTGAATCTGCCGTGGCAGAACGCAAGATTCGGTTACCATCAAGATTTAAGAACTTCACCGGCTCACCTAGAGTCGCTAAAATCCACTTATCCATTTCAAGCATGAAGCCACTTTCGGCGGGGCACTTGTTTGCGGCTACAACGTTAATTGCACCAGTGTCGCCTTGAATGGCTACAGAACGGAAACCAATGTCAGAGACTACGCCTTTATGGGTAGTCGCATTCACGGTTTGATAGTTCTGTGAGTTGTGAAGGTTCTGAATCAAGCTACGTTGCTGAACGTGGTTAATGAATGCAACATTTGGATTTCCACCAACTCGGGCAGAAAGAGAACCGGCAGTAATTAGCCCGTCTTCAATTGCTGACGCGCTTTGGTCAGTATACTGACCATAAAGCCGTGAATCCACTGAACGGTTTACACCGAAAAAAGAATCGCCGCCGCCAGGCGCAGCGGAGGGAATCCAAGCGGAAAGCCCACTAATACAAACGTTAGACCCCCCGTCTGCCGCATCACCCTGTGCGTAAATAAAGTCACCGTCAGTTGTCACGCTGCTGTACGCAGCGCCGACTGTAACCCTTCCCAGGCTTCGGTTAACGGCACTGACGACAAGCGTACCCGCTCTAAGGCTGCTTCCATCGGTAGCACTAAAAACCAGTACCTGGTTAACATCAAAGTTGGCAATGTCTTCTTCTTCGCCAAGAGCCGCGAGAGTGGTACTCCCATCACTATCGGGATCGATGGCCCCTACCGTGCCAATGGAACCGGTACCGCTTCGGAAAAGCTGAGTCTCAATCGAGTTAGACAGAGAGTTCATCGCTCCGTCAATGCTTGCCTTCAAAGCTTGAAGGAAAGCCATTGCATCGCCTTTAGAAGCTTCCGCCGCCTCTGAACCGACTTGTGCAATCGAGTAGTTTGAAACTCGGGTTAAGAGAAAGTCATCCACACTAACTTGGTTAGATGGTGCTGTTCCGGTGGTACCCTGAGCATTTCCGAAGCTTGCACTTCGACCTTGCGGGTCACCGTAAACATTTACAATAGGCATATTGCGACCACCGAAATCGGAACGCTTAGGAAGCATTGCCAATAAGGGTCGTCGAGAAAGAGTTGTTTTGGCTAGGTTGCTAGCAGAATAAATCTGCTTCAACGCTGCGTCGAAATTGGTAACTGTAGTTGCCATTTTTTAAAATCCCTTAATCCGTCCAAGTATCAGACGGAATTAATTTAGCCGCTTCTCTCAGCAACTCGTACTCCGACATTTTTGACATGTCAGGCACTTCCGCTGCTGGTGTAGCCGCTAATGCGTTAGTCAAAGTATTTGGTTTTGATTGTACGCCGGGATTGCTCTTGGCCTCTACTGCTACGCTCTTTGTTTCGGGTGCATCCTGCAACCCAAGCATTTTCCGCACTGCTTGATTTTTAGATAAGCTCGTTAGTTGCTCCGTTAAATCACTTTGAATTCTACGTGCGGCGTCAGTGGGTGTCAACACTTCCCCCTGATTTGTGGCGTGGAGGGAAGCCAGGTTAAAAATTAAAGCTTCACTGTCAGGGTATGCCCGCAAAAGCTCAAATTCGTCGCCCTGGAGAACCGACTTTACGTCTTTTTGGTACTCCCGAACATAGCGTTCGTTCGCTTGTTCCTGAATGATTTCACGCTGTTTGGATAATTCTTCCCTTAATTGGGTAATCTCGGCGGTGCTTCTATCGGAATTACGTCGAATTAACTCCTCTGGGGAAGCCGCCCCGTCATTTATTACTCTTTTAGCAAGGTCGTCGAAGGTCATGCCCTGCTTTTCGATAAAATCGACAGGGTTTTCTTTGAAGCTCCCCTGGTAACGCTCGATTTCGGCCCTCATGGAATCCATCTGGGATTTCATGCTCTCCATTTCTCGGCGCTGCTCTTTAATTTCGCTGCGTTCTGCTAAATTGCGTTTTTCCGCCGCCTTAATTGCAGCCCAAGAGCGGTCAAAATGGTCGGGCTCCGAAGAAGTCTCCACGGAAGTCTCTACAGGTTTCTCTGGTGTAGAGACTTCTTTTTCCGGGTTAGTCATATTCTGACTAGGTTCTGGTGTAGGCTCCGGTGCCGGGGTTTCTGCTCCCCCCTCGGTAACGGAATCTAGGATTGCTGCTAAATCTGGCTCGCTCATGGTTTTCCTTTACATTAATCCGGGGGGTAATGCCCCCGGTGGTATATCTCCGGGGGGCGCCGGTTCCATTGGTAGACCCTCTACCCCTGGCGGTGTCCCCATTCCTTCGGGCGGTAGCCCCTCCGGTCCTGGCATCATCGGCGGCGGAGCTTCCGCAAGTGCTTGAAGCTCGTCAATCTGGACAATCCAACGGCGCAGTAGCTCAACCCGATCGGTCGGGGTGTTATCCACCTCGGCCCTTAGCAAGGCCAGGGTTGCTCTTTGACGCGCTATGTCAAGATTCATCATAGGGTCGGGGGCTTTAAAATCCCCGTCCTTTAAGATTCGCTCAATAAATTTATCGGTAATATCTAGCGGTGCGTTAATTAGGGAGCGGATTTTATCCAAGTCGGGGATATCTAATAAATGCACCGACATTGACGCAAATTCAGGGCTAACTTGGGCAAGCTCTCTCAGTGCTGCAATTTTCCCCGCTGGTGTTCCTTCGAGGTATGATACCGGGGCGCATTGCATGGTGTATTTGTCTTTGTCGATGGATACTTCTTTAAAGTTAATTTGCTCCACTGACTTATCGCCGGCTGCCAATACCTTGATTGCGCCGCCCCCATGCTCGGTGATTGCACGGGCTGATTCGTTCATTTGCTCCGCAATGGCCAAGTGGAATCTCTCCCAATTCTGCCCAACGTGCATAAAACGCTTCGAACAAATATAGTTATAGGTACGAA